TCATGAATTCTTGCATATTATATCCACTCAATAAGACATCTGGATCTTTATCAAATTGAATGAGATGACCACTCTCATGGGTGATGGTGGGTGCAATGTTTCTCACTCCCCTATATGCCACTCCTGCAGAAGACATGGACCACCATTTGAATGTTTGGGCTTTTTTTGAGATTGATGCCAAAACGTGTCCAGTCTTTGGTTCTATTACTGCAATGATTCTCTGTGTGTTATTGTCTCCTCTCATGTCACTCATGATTCTGACTTTGCCATCCTTCTCCATTTGAATCAGTCTGTCAAATTCAGTGTCCATTTGAATGGGTTTGAATTCGCAAACATAATCTTCTTTCCACATTATTTGCATATATCTTCCATCGATTGCACAATGACCATTTGTGTTTTTGTCTATTTTTGGCAAATATCTTCCCTGATTTTTTGTTCCATTGAGTGTTTTTTGAGATGCCAATTTAGATCTATTCTCTGCATCATTTTTTAAAGTCACCAAGGTGTTTTTTTTGTTGGCCACTTCATTGGCCCCATCAGATCCTTCCATAACTAAATTGTAGGAATCATTGACCTGTTTGGATTGAGATGATATGAACAGAGACTGATCCAGTTCCTGGTTCCCCAATGCCTTTGCCCTCTCTTTTGCAGTGATCTGGACATCACTTTTGATCTCTTTGATCTGTTGATCCACTGCAGTCTCCTCCTCTATGATTTGACCTGCTACCAGTTTATCATATTCCTCCCTCTCCCTTTTGGTCATTTTGAATGGGATGGCTGAATGTCTGCAGGAATATCCACCCCTGTAGGTGGCAAAGTTGTCTGTGTTGGTTCCTGGAATCATACCAGATCCATTGTTGAAGGCCCAGGTGATCTCATTAGAAAGTTCATCTTTGAGCAGGATCTCTTTGCCCACCCATCTTACGCATTGGGGTCTGGAATCATCAATCAGACTTCCCACATATCTATAGGCATCAAGTCCCAAATCCTGGGCAATTAGTTGGTTGATCTGCCCATCATATTGGTTGAGGGCATCCCTGGAGATTTGAGTCACATATCTTTTGAATTGACCCTGTTTCTGTGGATCAGATAGGATGGTTGTCTCCAGGTAGTTTTGAAATTCCTCCAGGTTCATTCCTCCAACAATATTTTTAAAGATGCCCTGTTTGACTGGTTCGACAAATCCCTGTTCCATCCCATTTCTGACCAGGTTGTCCAAAACATTGTTGACATTGGTCTTCTGCACGTTGTTGAGTTTTTCTGCAATCTCTGCAGGATCCAGATCATTGACATCTTTGTGGATGTCCACATTCATCTCTTTGATGGTGTCAAAGGATGAGATGTAGTTCTTTACATTTTTTGGATAGGATGAATCCTGGATCGCATCTGCAATGACTTTGTTGATGGCATTGACCATTGAGATGTTCTTATCATCAAAAAGGATCACTCCATCTTTGATGTTCATCTTTTTGACCTGCTTCATTACCCCATCCACAATGTTTTTTTCAATTTGTGAGAAATTCTGGAAGAGTGATTTGTCTGCCCCACTTATAAGTTTGATCTTTTTATTGATCAGACTCTGGATGTCTGTTGAGAATGTCTCCAATGTTTTAGATTATAGGTTCAAGAGTTGGTGCCTGTCCACCTGCCAGTTCTATCACATTACTACCAACATAGGAGTTGATGATGGGTTGAAGTTCTCTGTCCAGATCTGCAAAGATGGTGGAGAGTTGATTTTCCAAATAGGTGTTGCCTTTGTCAGTGACCAATTTCATGAGTATTTTGTAGGCAAAAAGGGATTTTATTATATCATCTTTTTTGATAATGCCAGAGGCCAAAAGTACCTGCTTATCTTTTGAGTTGATGTGATAAATAGGATCGTATGACACCAGTATCTCCACCATCCTGGAGATGGACTTATTCCCACTAAATCTCTTTTTTGCCAGATCCTTAGTTGTCTCTACCAAAAAGGCCACTGGGGCATTTTTGTCTGTGAGTTGGTTGATCTCATTAATCAAATCCACTTCTGTCTTCATGGAAAATGAGATAGGTTTGATGATCAATGGATCCATTGGATCACTCACATTCCTATATTTTTCAATGAATTGGAGTGATTTGTAAATGATCTCATCAAAGATGTTGTTGGAGATCTTTGTTAGGACCATGAATGAGTCCTCTCTGTCAATCATCTTTGCAGTTCCACTCTGTGACTCATCAATGGTGTTGAGATGGAGTGCCTCCTCTGCCTTTTTGAGAAGAGTCTCCCAGGCATTGCCAGAATATTGAATCACATCCACTGGTGGTCCAATAAATCTGATCATGGGATCTGATGGTCCAGACTGCCCACCATCCAAAATGGAGTTCCCCTTCTCCCTCAAAAATACTCCAAAGGGTGATCTGGTGATCACTCTTCCTGTTCCTTTGCATATTCTACAGGCCACATTCTCCTCACTATCTGAATTCCAACAAAATCCATCCCTGCATCCAGGTGCAGAGCATGACTCTGCCTGTTCCTCCCTGTAGGGGAAACATGATGTGGTCATCACTCCCTGCCAATCACTATATTGTCTGATGGCCTCATTGCCAAAAGGGACAAAGGCAGAAAAATATGAGTCAAAATATCCATCATCAGTGTAGTCACCACCCATCACTATTGCAGGGAGAGATCCTATGTTATGAGTGTAGACCAGGGTGAGTTTGAAACTTTTATCAGATTTTGTTCCAATCTGTTCATGTCTCCAAAATTCTGTTTTTGTCAGGGTGTAGTAGACCTCACCCTTCTCCACCAGTCTTCCATATTCTCTGATCATTGAATGTTCATCCTCTGCCTCCCAGGTGATGGCATCATCAGACAAATAGTAGATCTCATCAGAGTTCACAATGATAGGTTTGACCTCCACTTTTTGAGATGAATCCACCATTCCTTCACCTTCTGGGATCCAGACCAGGAATCCATTGGGATCCTCAATCATTCTCCTGACTACATATTTTTGAATATATGAATAGAAAAATTGACCACTGAATTTTTTTTGATCCAAATAGGATGAGAGTTCCTCACTTACCTGAATTGAGAAGTTGGCAGATCCAAAGATTCTATAAAGTTTATCAATGGCCCTGTTCATGGACCCTTTGGTGATGGGTTCATAGATGGATAGTCTGTATTTTTGAATTTCTGGATCCTCATTTGGTCTTCTGGATGTGAGGATCAATCCAGGACTTTTGCCTCTGGTATGGACAAACATGGTGTCTCTCACTCTCACCCATTGGTCAAAGTGTTTTGGTCTTTTTATTTTACCTAAATTCTGGTTGAGAATTTCAATTTCAAACATCTTTTTGATTTTTAATAGTTACAGGAATATGTTTTTGAACAATCCACTCTTCTCATGGCAACATCAATCCACCATTGATCACCCACCTCATTGTTTTTTGCAATATCTCCATCCACCACAATCTCATAGGAGTTGACATAGACTCTGGATCCATTGCAGATGTTTGCAATTATTTTGGCCACCCTTTGTGGGACATGATATGTTCTCATCAACCACTTCTCTGTCATGGTGGAGGATGTTGTCTTCAATGTGGTCCCCACAAAATCTTTGATGATCTCAAATGACTGCATCTCAAAAGATCCTTTCACCCTATATTGATTGACAAATGGGAAAAAATTCCCCAGGACCATGACGTCATCTGGATTTGATCCATAGTAATATCCAAAACAATCAAATTGACCAAAATTTCCTTCCAGGAGAATGGTGTCATTTTTTTCTGTGCATTGCTCAAACTTGTATGGTTCCGTACAAAGGGAATAAGTTTGATCAATATCACTTGGATAGAAAGTAAATGACAAATAAAAGCATCCACCACTACTTGGGAATTGAGTCAATAGATCTGACTGGAGATTCAATAGATCATTGACTCTGATCTGTTGAATATTTCTCCAGGTGACATCACCTTTGTAGTCATAGACAGGAAACATTCCAACAAAATACTCTGTTGAATACATTGTCAATGAGATCGGATTCCCAAGTCCATCCAATAGCAAATCTCCAGAGCAACAATCATGGATGTAGGCATCCACCAAACCAAAGGGGTCCCACCCAAATACTGGTGGGACATTTGGATCCTGACCATTCAAACTATCAATTTGTTGGAATTGGAATATTAGATCATCAGAGAGATTAATGATGTTATAAAATAAAAGATCATTGCCACATGATCCACAATTCCATGTCTGATCACAATCACAAAGAAGTAGTCCATTGTTGACCACTGCCAGTCCACATGGGTTGTTTGGGTCACCTGGGACCCCACATTGAATGATCTCAAATTCACTGCAGACTATTCTGTCTAAGCAGGATGAGACCTCACAGGTTGGTGTGTTGTCACAGAAGATGTTTGCTCCATCTTGGTATGATGAGAAGTAGGCCATCAGTTTAAGGTTTTTTCATGAATAGACCACAGATTTGATATTTGCCCACTGGCAAAGATGTGACATCCACTTTGAATGTTGTTGGTCCATTGGAGAAGTTAGGATCCACATCATAGATCTGGACTGCATCCAGTTGAATGAATCCAGTTGTTGATGCATTGACACCATTATCTTCCAAAAGATTGTTAATTCCATAGGGGAATGGATCCAGGAAGGCAATGATAGTCCCTACCATTGGATTCAATGTTCCATTTGTGTCCATGGTGCAAAGTAGATAGTCATAGGTCCCTGGACAGAATGGTCCTGCAAATGCCTCTGGTGGATTAGATCCTTTCACTCCCTCAATCTGCAATGGTTTCAACCATGATGTTGATGGGAGTGGATTTGTTTCAAAATCTGATGGATGTATTTTTCCAATGATGATCTGATTGACCACACATGGTTGAGTGAATAAACTGGAAATATCAAATTGGAAGACATACTCAAAAAAGATGTCTTTGTCACCCCAGTCAAAGGTCATGTTTTGGGTTGTCACAAAGGTATTGCCCAAAGATCCTGCAGGAAGTCTGTTGAATGGTGTGGCATTGTTGGCCACAAACACATTGGATCCATTCACTGGAAGAGTGTCCTCATATCTGACCCTGCCTTCCCATTGCAAAGTGATCAATGATCCTGCAATGGCTGCCTGGAATCCTGAAGTGAGATTGTTCATGTCTCCTGGAAATCCCATTTGTCTGATTGATTGATATTGATTAAAATAGAAAAATGTAGTCTGTCCCAATGTAGGGAATCCCACTACTTTCCTGTAGACATTCAGGGTGATGTCCACCAAAAATTCAGTCCAGTTTTGGAGGGATGGGTTCCATCCATAATCCTGGAGACATTGATCAAAGGATCCTGGACCAGATCCAGGAAGGGCAGTAATTTCATTTGAAATCCTTTCCTTCATAGTTGGACTAAAACAATAATTGTTCTCTGACTTCACATAGTCACTCCATGTTGATGTTGTTTCCATGTCACAACAGATTTCAATCCCAGGAATCTGGGTCACTGGAATCTGTTCAGAGATGAATGAGTTGACCATGTTCCCAAAAAAGTCATAGGCCACTCCAATCAAATAATAGACTCCAATGGGATTGACTCCTGTTGGTCCTATGTGGACTGAACATTCATAGGTGTTGGCTGCTATCAATGTAGGTGCAACCATTGGCCCCACAATCAAATTGTCCACTGGTGTATTAAAGGGGAAGGTGTAGACATTCACCCTGGATGAATCATAGTTGCTTTTAAAGTCAGTAAAATTATTTATCCCACTGGCATCAATTAACCATAAAACGATATTTAAAATAGGTGTCCCTGCAGGATTTGTGATTTGAAATTTGGCCTTTGTTTTCACAATGGTTGAAATATTCCCCACATTAACTGCATTCCTCTCAAAGGTGAAGACTGGATTTGTCATCTCACTGGCTCCACCATAGAGTCCCTGATTGTAATATCTGCCAGTCATGGGGATGGTCTTTGTGATAAAACATTCAAATGGGACCTGATTTGGTGGGACTGGTGGTGTCTGTGTAGGATCACCAGTTCCAGGTTCATTCACCAGGACATTTGGGTCAACAATATAGGTCAACAGACACATTGTTTTGTCTGCATTGTAGACAGACTGGACTACATTCTGGAATGGTGATGGTGCAAAGACATGGTTGTTCAGGAGTTTGGGTTGATTTGAAATCACCCCAGTGTCAATCCAGTTGTCCACATCTTCAATCATATAGAATTCCATGACAATCTGAAAGACATCAAGAGTCTGGAATTCAATGTTGACCTGGTAGTTTTTTTGACAATTTGCATTCACTCCTGCCCCATAAAGTGTCATCTGGTAGATGCCACCCATCATGGAAGGTTGAAATTTGATGTGCCAACCTGCAGGTGGAGGACCATCAATGTTCCCAGATCCATACTTCCCAGGAATATTGCAGACCACATCCCACATCCATGGATTGAAATAGATGTCAATATTGGGACCAGAGAGAGTGTTGTTGTATTGATGAGAAAAATATAGGAATTTTTTCTCACCGATTGCAAATATTGTTTGGACCTCTCCAGATGTCAGATCACAAAGTCCTGCCTGATTTGGTAAAATAAATGGACTAAGTTCCTCTGATGAGATCCCCATGTCATAGCAGTTCAGACCACATCCTCCACAAATGACTGGAATTGGATTGATGTTGTATTTTTCAGCAATTGCTGAACAAATATCAAATTCAATATTGCAGGGAGCATATTCACCATCACAGGCACAAAAAGTCCATTGGATCTGGGCATCTGTAAAAGGTGGAATGGTGATAGATCCTGGTGTTCCTGCTTGGGAAATTCCATCCACAAAATATTCAATATCTGGTGGGCCTCCACAATTAGTGTCACAACTACCAGGTGTCAAGTCCACCACTAAATTGAGACAGGTTGGATTTGAGATGATGATGTGATTTGGTTGAAGTTGGGTGCAGTCATCTTCACAAACAAACCAATCTATATCAAAAGGACCTGGAAATGGTGGGTTGAATGATGGATCAACCACCACAAAATCAAAGTCAATATCCTGGGTGAAATTTGGTGTTTGTGCCTGGATTGATAGTCTTCCAGTCCAAGTGTCTCCTGGAGTGTAGCAGGTCCCACAAATCACCAATACAAATTTGATGTTTGTTGATTCATCCCCAGTCATTGTCAAATGAGGGACTAAAGGACTGGCCCATGGCAGACCATTGACTGATTCTATATATCCACCACATCCATCACTCCAAATAAGAGCATGGATCTGTCTGTCCTGCTCACCTGGTGTCAAAGTGATCTCACATTCTATCTGTTGGCAACAAATTGGGTAAATTGGATTGAGTCCGTTCCCAGTTATTTTCAAACAATTATTTACAAGTTGCATGGTCTCAAATTTAGTTTTTTTTTATAGAATACCAGTTACCTGGCAAGTCCTTTTGACAAAGTCAATCTGTACTTCCCTCACAATTCCATTGATCACCTGTCCACCTCTGATCAATCTCACATATTTTGCAAAGTTGAAATCATAGTAATTTGTGCAGTCAAATATGAATGTAAATTTGAAGTCCCATTTGGTCACTCCAGGAAGTCTGGGATCATCAATCCAATGGAATCCCACCCCATTATTTGGGATCCCATAGAGATTATTTTTATTTCCAGGCACAAACCAAAATGGATAATTGAATCTCTCATCTGGGGCTGCCCCTGGATCTCCTCCACAGAATGTGTTGTCATAGTCATATTTCACCTCACCATCAGAGGATGGGTTGTAGATGAGAAATTTGTAGTTGAAGGCAGTGTGTTGATTGACCAGTAATGCCCTATTATAGAATGAGAAGGCCCCTGCAAATACTGCATTGATCACCCCTCCAAGTGCATTCTGAAAAAAGGTGTAGATGTCTGTGTCAATTCCATCCTGTCTGTGTCTGGCTGCTCCCAATGGTAGGTTCACTGCCCTCTCTCCAGATTGTGATGGTGAGTAAGGGACATTCCAATCCACAATCTCATTGTACCTTGGGACCAATGCCTCATTGCCCATGTAATCCTGGGCATCTGGAGCATACGCAAAACGTCCAAAGGCCCATCTCTCCTGTTCTGTCCAGTTGTAGCAGACCTGGTCATCCACAATCTTCCCATCATTGAGAAGTTGTTCTGTGTCAATCCACTGGTTTAGTGTCAGAAAAAAGTCCTTTCTCTCCACAACCAGGATCCCATTCACAATTCTGAATTCTGCATTGAATGTGGGTTTGACATATTCATTGAGTAAGGTTTCCAAAGTCTCCACTGGTTTGTTGTCATTGATCAATGTGAAGTCTGTTGAGTCTTTTTTTCTGCCCTTTTTTATTTGGGCTGCAAACAAAACTGCATTATAATAGGGAGATGATGGATCATTGAGGATGGATGACTGAAAAACCAATCCACATTTGTCACAGACATTTTTGATGTAGTCTCTGATGTATGGTGATGGATGGAATCTTCCACAGGCAATGATTTGCCTGTTCGCATCCCTTATTGCATCAAACATATAATTGATTGCCATCACTGGGTTGGTGAATGATGTGTTGCAATTGGGTGGATTGCAAAATGGACCAATTCTGATGGTGATAGTTCTCCCCAGAATTCTGAATGATAGTGAGATCCCTTGACAAATGATCCTCACCAAAAGACAAATCAAATAAACACCACTTATCAATAGAAAAATGGCAGGTATCAATGGAAGTAGAATCAATTGAAATTGAATGTTAACCATAAACAAAATATAATACAAAACATATTGAATGAATTCTGGTTTCATCTCTATGCAATATCTGATGATGGGATGGTTCCTGGAAAGGAATCCATTATGATTGTCCCAGATCAAAGTTGATCTGATGCAGTTGACCACAGAAGTGTCCTCCACCAAGTTGGCAGAGATCCAACATCCAGGCTCACACCAGTCAATTGCATCACCTTTGATCAGACCCACAAAAACTGCATCTCTGCAACATGAATCATAGACTTTCACCTGGACCTCATTGGAATATCCAATGGGATCATTCACCAGACTCTGATATAGAATTTGATAGGCATCATCATAAAAAGTGAGTTCACTGGAGAATGACTTTGCCAGTCCTCCATCATCATCCTGGTTTCTCAAAGTCAAAACGAAGTTTTCCACTCCATCAATTCTGCCTGTGATGAGGGTTCCATTCAATTCTAACTTCATGGTTGACATATCTTTTGCCTCCTTTTATTTTGCCCTCTTTCTAATTCTCTGATCCTTCCATTGGTAGTGACTTACCATCCCATGAATTCCTCTCTCATCAATGGAAAGACTCATTCCCTTTTGTTCCCTGATGGCCTTCTCAATTCTACCCAATTTATCATCCAATCCCATGTTGTTGACCACAATTATCTGTTCACCTATTCCCTGGGTGAGTAGTGGATTCCTTCCTTTGTGGATGTCTTCAAATAATGATCTAAATTTTTTTGTCTTCTCATTATTAAAAACAAATTCTCCTTTGTGGACCACCCCTGCAGGTTCATACTTTCCACCATGTCCTGTGAATCCACCCTCTGCAAATCCTGCAGCAGCACTCTGTGCCTGGGCCTTTGCTGCAATGAATCCAGATGCCAGTGCAATGAGTGTGGCTGCAATGGTGAATGGGGCTGCTGCTCCTCCCTCTGCTGCTGCCTTTGCAATTGCCACTGCAGAGTTGGTCACCAGTTCAATGAGTGCCAGGGCCTGTTGTGCCCTCACAAACTTTGCCCTCTGTTTGGTCAATTTGTCAAGTCTCTCCTCCTCCAGTTGTAAAATCTCTGCATTCCCTTTCTCTGCAATTGCTTTTGCCCTCTCCACTCTTTTTTCCTGCCCATTGATTGCCACCTCTGTCTCTTTGATCCTGGCATCAATGACCTGGTTGATCAGATCAATGGTGGCCTTTGTGACATCTTCAATGCCCTTGAGAATCTCCTGATTTTTTTTCTCTGATGCGTCAGTCTCAAGTTCTGCCCCTTTTTTGGTGATTCCATTGGCTTTGTCCTGTGCATCCTGTTTGATTTTAAGGATGTCCAATTCTGCCTGGGCAATGATATTAAGTCTCTCCTCCTGGGTGAGTTCCTCATTGAGAAGGACTAAATCCCTTTCCTTCTCTATTTGTGTGATCTGAACATTCTCCTGATCTTTAATATTTTGAATCTGTGCATTGATGTTTTCCCTGATATCCTGTTCAATGGCTGCCCTTTTCTTTTTGGATTTTGCCTTTGATAATTTATCCTGAAGATCTGATTCCAAATTCTCCAGGTCTTCAGCACTCTGTTCCAAAAAAGTCAATTCAGTCTCCAATTTTATCTGTGCTGCCTCTGCATCTGCATCCTGTTTCCTCTTCCTATACTCATCATCCAGTTTCAGTTTTTTCTGGTTGGTCTCATTCTGTGACTTCTCCAATTGTTTCTGCTGAATTTTGTCCAGTTCATTGCTCGCTGACTTTGTGAGTTTTCCCTCTGCTGCCAGGTCTGCCTTCCTTCTGGTGATGTCAGTTTTGATCTTCTCCTGTTGGAGAGTCTGCAAATCATCCAGTTGTTTTTTGGCAGATTCCAGATCCACTATTTTGGAGAAGGATATTGGTTGAGTTTCTATCTCCAAATTGATATCCTCCAATTCCCTTTGCAGGTTCAAAAGTAGGTTGGCTGCCTCCTGAATTGCCTTTGTGTCTATTGGGGCTCCCTTTGGTTTATTTTTGTTGATCTCTTCTGTGGCTTTTTTCCAGGCATCTTCTACCTTCTCAATGGCTCTATTTGTTTCTGCCAGTTGGTTTGAAGTAGCATCAAAGGCTGCCCCACCTTTTGTGAGTCTTTCAATATTCTCACTGGACAAAAGTGCCTGTTGTTGTTCCTTCTGTTGAATCTCCAATGGGACCTGGACCTTCACACCACTGAAGGCATCAGAGACTGCCACCTTTGCCTTCTCTCCAGATGATTTGAATTCCTCCTCCACTGCCTTGCCTAAACCAGTGAAGTTTTTTCTGATGTTGGCCTGTTGGTCAAGTGTTAATTTGTCAAAGACCTGTCTGGATGTCTCTGGTAAATTTTTAAGTGCCTCCTCAAATGAATTTCCCAATGTTATGCCTCCACCTTTGAGGGTGAGAAGTTGTTTGGTGATTCCATTGACTGCATTCTCACTTGCCTTGCCAATAAGGTTGGCCTGTTGTTCATAGAGTGTGGCCAGGGTCTTCTCTTGTGACTGAAGGAGGATCTTTGCCTTCAGTGACACCATCACCTGTTTGTAGGCGAGATCCAGTTGTTCTACAAATTTTTTCTCATCAGAGATGTTTTTCAGAGTGGCCCCATATTTTGAATTGATCTCTTGGATCAGATCATTTCTCTCTTTGGATCCTGCATTTGTTTTCTTTAAAGTAGCAAATAATTTTTTGAGTTCTGTGTCCTCTTTGGCCAAAGACTCTGCAGTCTGGGCAGTGAAGTTTTTGACTGCCTCCTGGGAGTCTATGAGTTCCTCATTGGACAGGGTCCATTGTTCTGTGGAATCTGCTATCTCACCAGTGGCATCACCCCAATCAGTAAGGAGTGCAATTCCTGTGGCCAAAAGTCCAAGTAATAATCCCAAAGGATTTGATTTGATGGCAAAATTCCATACCTTTTGGGCTGCTGCTGCAGATAGTGTGGCCACTGCATTTCTCCTCTGGGCAATGGTTCCCCTGGTTGTGGCTGCAGTGAATAGATTCTGAACAAACACCATTCCAGTTTGTAAAATTGCCCAGACTCTCTTTCCTGCTGCATTGAGGGCAGTGGATGTGGTGTTGAGAATGGTTGCCTGTGTGGCTTTGAACATTGCCCCTGTGTAGAGGATCACTGCTCCTGTGACTATACCAATGGCCACCCTGTTCTGATCCACAAATGTGGGAAGATTCTGAAGGGCTTCCACCAGTCCAGACAAAACATCAATGAGGACTTCTGCTGCAGGTAGAAGAGCCTCTCCAATGGATCTTTGCAATGCACTCACATTCCCCTGCAATGTACTGACTCTACCAGTGAATGATTGTGAGAGGGCATCAGTTAGACCTGCAAACTTCCCACCTTCAGTGGTCAATGTTTTGAAGGCCTCCTCCAAATTTGAAAATGAGATTTTCCCCTCACTCCCAAGTTTTTTGACCTGGTCAACATTCACTCCAAGTTGTTCTGCAAAGATTCCTAAAATTGGGACTCCTGCCTCTGTGAGTTGATTGATGTCCTCTGCATAGAGAGTCCCTGCCACCCTGGCCTTCCCATAGATGAGTGTCAATTCATTGAAGTCCTTGCCTGTACCTGCAGAGATGTCACCAATTCTTTGAAGGGTTGTGGTGAGTGTGTCTGCCTCCTCACCAAATGCCAAAAGTGCTTTCCCTGCATTCTGAACCTGTTCTGGAGTGAATGGTGTGGCCACAGAGAATTTTTCCAGATCTGCCAGGACCTTCTCTGCCTCCTGGGCAGATCCAAGGAATGTGGTGAAGGATATTTTGAGGGCTTCAAAGTCTGCTGCTGCCTGAATGGATCCCTTGCCAAAGTTGACCAGGACATCAGTCAAAGCAATTGCCCCAAATGTGGCTGCTGCTCCTTTTATTGTGTTGCCAAAATTGGACAGAATTCCTCCTGTCTTTTTTGCTTCTCCCTGGATCTTTGCAAGTTCAGACTGGACCTTACTAAGTTCTGATTTCAAAGAGGCAGTGTCTGCCTGAATTCTGAATAGAATATTTTTGACTGCCATCTTCTGGTCTTTGTTTTTTTATGTGGATGACATCCTCCTATTTGTTCCATGGCTTGGACCATTGTCACTTCCTTTGATTTTCTCCACTGATTTGTTTTTCTCATCAATGATCTTCATCCATGTGGAAATGGTCTGATAGTATTCATCAACAGAGAGGGACTCCATCACCTTCATCTCTGATGGCTTGGAATCACAGACCAGTTGGTTCAAAAAGTTTATGTCATCAATATATCTGTTGATTTCAATTTGTGAATAGAGTGGTTGAGTTTTTCTATGTTGACCTGGTTGATCTTCAAATATTCTACTATAGCGAATTCGGAGGACTCTGAAAACTTGGTTGTGAGTTTCCAGGCCCTTTCCAAAAAAAAAGAGAGAGCCTCCTCATCAGACTTCAATAAGTCTCTTTTTTTCTTTTTTGACATCTCATCCATTCCTGTCTCATCCTCACCATCAATGACAAAGTAGATGGTGGCCAGTTCCAAAAGAGTTTCCTCTTCACCCAGGTAGTTGATCCTAAATTCCACCTCTGCCAATAGATGGAATAGATCCACAATCTTTCCCTCATTTGCATTCCTCTTCATCTCCTGGATGAGTCTGATCATCTGATGTCTGGTCAGATTCATGTCTGCAAATCTGGTGGCCACCTCTGCTGATATGGCCCTCTTGGCAGGAATAGTCAATGGGTTGTTGTATTCATACCATGACACACCATTTTTATCAGTGTAGATCTTTGTCATGGGGATCTTCCTGTCCATTGTTGTGGAGGATGTTCCCTTTGGTTTTGCTTTCCAGAATCTCATCTCTTTGTCTGTTTTATGATTGATGGGTTGTTTGGTTCAAATATAGTCATTTGATGAATTTAATGAAGTCATGATGGTATGTCCAAAGGAAGTATCTGAAACAATCCAACAGATGGGTGGAATGTTTGTCTTTTGATTTGTCAACGTCACCCTGGGCATCAGTCTGGACTGACTGCAGATCATTGATCAACCATTGACATGATGAGTCAATGGCAAATTCTGGATGTCTCTCCAAAATGGAGTTCACCAGGACTCTGGAATTCTTTATGGATGGATTGATGCTGGGGACTTTGAATGATGACTTTGGGAGATCCAATTGTGATTTGATGATCTGGTAGTAGTTCATGGATCCTTGGGTCATTGCAGATCTGTTTGATCCACTGGCATCACCAGTCACTTGAAAAATCTGCCTGCCAAATGTCACCAGGATGGCCTCACATAATGCATAGATGTCTGAATTCCTCAATCTAAATTCCTTCAATATTTTGATAGATCCATCATAGGATTGACCTGCCAGGCAAGTGATGGGATCCACATTGAAGTCAAATGACAGGATGATAGGATGACCCTTTTTGATCTGAAGTCCAGGTCTGACATTCCTGCTTTTTTGGAAGGCATAGGCAAAGGGTCTCTCCACATCCATGATGTCCCAGTTCCCTTTGACAAAGATCTCCCTGGTCATCTCATCAATGTTGGCCAGTCCTTCCAAGTAAGTATCTGGAAGGGATGGATTGTCAACCATCAGTGACTGCAAGTAGTAGTGATCTGATGGTAGTTCACCTTTGATGGATGGTTCATGGAAGACCTCTTTGGTCCAGTTCTGTGATGGGTTGCAGGTGACCATGATGATGGGCATAGGTTGCCTCTCCATCCCTGGAATGATGTGCCTGCCTGCCCTCAATTTGCATTTCTCAAAGGTCTTCCTCTGGCATTCCTGTCCTTCCTCAATCAAAAAGAAGTTTGCCTCAATTCCATCAAATCTGGTTAGATTTTTATCCTGCACATAGTTCTCTGGAAAAAAGGTGAGTGATGATCCATTGCGAAATCTCACCACTTGGTCTGTTTGGTTGAATGACTTGATGAAGATTTTTGGGCATAGTTTAAAAAATGAATGGATGGTGGTCCTCTTCAGGGATGGCAAAGACTCTCGGATCACAAATGACTTTGAATTTGGATAGACCTTGGCCAACAGAATAAGTGTGGCCAGTGACACATAGGACTTCCCTCCACCTGCTGCTCCTCCAAATAGTAGGTGTCTGAATTTTCCAGAGAAGACTGCATCAATGAATTCTTTTTGTTTTGCGTGTGGCTCAAATAGGACTCCACTCATGTGATGATGTTAATCAACCAAACTACTGAATCAATGATCCATCTTACCATATTGATTGATCCAATGATGATTGAAATCAATATCCAGATGGTCAATGTCACTTGGGTTTTAAATTTGGGACCTGTCCAGTTCCAGTTCAATGGTTGGTTGTGTGTTCTTTTCATCATTTGAATTTTATTGTTTGGTCCCCAATTTTAAATACCTGCTCCTCTCCTCCAAAGTCCATGGTCAGGTCTTCATTCCAGTGGACTGGATCACTATTTTTCAGGGCAAAAATGATGGCAGTGGCATTTGGTGAGATATATTTTTTACGTTTTTTCACCCTCTTTCCCACCAGTTCATTCTTTTTGTTGAAGATCTCCTCCACCTCTTGCTCCTCCACCCAGAATCCTTCCACTAATCTTTGAAGTCCAGTGGAGGCCTTCTCTCTGATTCCTTCCTTCTCCACTCTGGAATGGGCATCCTTGGCCTTTTTGAATAGTTCTGCAATTTCGGAAACGTCTGCACACCAATTCCAAAATGTCCTGGCAGTGACTCCGAGTTCACCACAACAGGAATCCAAAGTCACACCACCAAGTTCATAGAGTTGGCAGATCTTCTGGGACATTTTTATTTTGTCATCCAAAGATCTCTTTGTGGTTTTTTTTTCAGTCTTCATGATTTTGGTGGGTGATGGATCTGATAGTCAATGTTCAAAATTACAATTTTCTAATCATTCTCATCATTTTCAGCATCCAAATCAATGAGATCACAAAGGAGTTCCATGGATATGATCAATTGGCCCCTGGATTGTTCTATCATCTGCCACCTCCAGTGAAATTCATTGAGTGAGACATCTGGGTCATTTGCCCAATTGATTTGCAGATCATCAATGATCTGATTGAGAGTATTAATAGGATTCATTTTTTGTTGTTTTTTTTTCTCTCTTTGACCTCATAATTTGCAAGTAGGAATGCAAAGACTCCAAAGGTGATGATCCAAATAATAAGAATTGATTTGAGAATGGTTTCAATCATTTTCTGCCTTTTATATTCTCATCAATTTCCATCTCCATTCTTTTTTTGTTTTCCTCAAATTCCTTCAATTGTTGTTGCATTGTGAAGATGAGTGATGTTAATTGAGCAATATGTTGATTGATGAAATTGATTCCATTCTGCAGGTTGGTGATATTTTGATTGTGCTTTATGCTCATTTTTTTGATTTTTTAAGTGTCTCCCTATCATGTGGGTGGAGGGAGTTCATCCATTTGATGTGGTTTATTTTTTGTTTTGTTTTAACGAGCAAATAGTTCATCCCATCCAGGAATCCCACTATTTTGAGAATCTTTGCCAAAATCCAAATGATTGATGCCAGGATGATGACCACCAAAGAAATTCCAAAATAAAATGGAAGTGCCAGGATGATTCCAAATTTGATTTTTAGATTTGTCATAATTTTAATTTTTCTATGTTTTCCATGTAGTTTTTTAAAATGTCTTTTTTGATGTAGAATCTGGATGGTTGATCTGGGACTCTGATCCCTGCCAATATCCTGGATTCATCCTTTGGTGGGATCAGATTGATGCAGGTTGAAAGTAGTGCAAAACAGGAATGATTGTTGAACACATCAGTGATTTTGATGATAGGATCTTCATGCTCATGGTCAATAAAACTTAACCAGGGAGTGATGCCCAGGTCTAAGGTTCTGAATTCTAAAAGAGTTTCTGACTTGTTAATGATTCCAATGATTTTGAAGTCCAGTGACTCATCTAATTTTTTTTTGACATATTCCTGGATGAATTTATCCAGGTCATCTTGGGTTCCTATGAATTGGATGGATCTTGGTCCTTCCTCTTGATCAATCACATCAATGATCCATTCCTGTTCCATCATGGTCTGGATTTTTTGCAGTGAGTAGTTCCATTTTTTCCACCTGGATCTCCTGGACTTTGACTTCCTGTCCATCATTGTTGGTCCATGTTCTGGTTCTCATCTTGCCTTCCACCATCACTTTTGATCCTTTATGGCAGTATTTTTCCATGAAATTTGCAGTGGTGTCCCATGTGGTGCATGAAAACCATTCTGTGATCTTTTGTTTGTCACCATTCCTGTCTTTGTAATTTTCAGAGACTGCAATTGAGAAGTTGCAGACCTTTTTTTGTTGGTCAAATGTTTTGATTTGCAGGTATCCAATGTTCCCAATTAAGATGACTTTGTTCATGTTGGTGTGAATTTAGTTGTTTTTTTTATAGTGTGAGAATATAGTCTTTGATGATCTGTTCCACATCCACCTGATCCTCTTTAAATTTTTTGAAGTAGTGGTGGATGGTTAATTCATAACATTTTGAAACAATGTCATTTTTGCAAATATTTTCCAATCCATGTTCCTGAATTTGTTCATGGATTTTTCTGAATGATCTGGCATCATTGATGGTTTCCCAATTCTGATTTTTTCTTTCCATTTGGATTTTTACAATATCAAATGCCTTACTATAGATATTTTTTTTTAATTCACTGGGAGCCTCAAACATTTTCATATCCTCCACCAAAGATTTGTATATGATTTTATATGGGCATATTCCAAAGGTGATGGATCCTGTTCTGTGGTAGTATCTCCAGGCAAAAAGGATGGTGTCTTCAATGAATTCAATTTGATCTTTTTTTATCTGCTCTGGTGTTTTTTTTACTTCTTTTTTTTCCTGCTCATCTTTGGCGTTTCTCAATTCTTTTATGGCTAAAGTCCTGATGTTATCATTGTAGGCCCTGATGACCTGTCCCAAATAGAGTGGTGAGAAATTTTGATAATGTGTTGCATCCATGCCCAGTTCTCCATTGATGAGCCTATGAAATGCAATTTTAAATTCCTCCAGACCATAGTTGGACAAATCCTGTCTGATGTAGTTTATTAGGACTGCCTTCTGGACATCATCTGGGATGTTGTCTGCCTTGAGTCCAATCAGGGTGAAAATATATCTTAGGACCTGTTTGATGGGTTCATCATCATTAGGATCCACCTGCCTCACTTTCATTGCCTGGGTGGCCAGAATTACCTCCCTATTTTTAGAAGTTACGCAATTTATCAGTGAAGGATTGTTTTGAAGTACCTGTGTTTTGTATATTTTTTTCAGAGTCATTTTTTTTCCTTTTTAACCAGTTCAAAGATGTGAGATGGACTGATGTGTAGTTGTTGATTTTTTTATAGTTTTCCATGTTCAAAAGGATGTCCTTTGTCTCATCCATTCCATAGGTCATCTCCAGGTTGACTGCCTGGTCAAATGTCAGTGGACTCTTCATCTTTGAAAGGTTGGGACAATTTTTTTCAATCATTTCAATTAATTCATGATTCTTTTTTTTAATTATATTTTTTTTATTAATTGAAGATGAAGATGAAGATGAAGATGAAGGGGTTGGATTTTGGTTAGACTTTTGGTTAACCAAATCCTTTGAGTTTTTTTTGAATTTTGGGTTGCCTCCCATGATTCCACAGGCCTTTCTAATCTCTCTAAGTCTTTCATCTTCAACCATTCTCTTTGAATAGTATCTCCCAGATGGGTCCTGTCTGATGATGCCAAAACCAGTCAATTCAGACCATATCCTCGACCACTTTTTGGAATCCATTCCGAGATATTTTTTGATCTGATCTGGTGTCAAATTATTTCCATTCACCATCAAAAATCCGACCTCTGATGATAGCCACATCCAACATAGAATGTCAATCCATACTCCTCTGGTCTCTGGACTGCAGAGTCTCAATGAAGGATCTGTCAACCAATCCATTGCGTAAAATTGGAAGGCAGGAGCCTTTGTCCTGGAGTGTTTTTTTGGTTGGTCCTCTTCCATCATTTTGGTTTAATTTTGGTTAACCTATCCCCATGATGTTTGGTTGAATTTTGCTTTATCTTTTTTGTAGTCCCCAAAGTCATGGCCACCTGGAGCAAATCATTGAATCTCTTATCCCTTCTTATCTTCTTTCCATTGAATACCCTGGTCAAATAAGATTGAGGAAATTCTGGGAAGTGAATGGAGAATGATTTCAAAGTCCTGTAGTGCCACTTGATCATTCTCCAAATTGACATTCTGGTGGTGTCATCAATGATGGAAAGGTCATGATTTGATTTTGTTTCCTTGATCAAAGTCTGAATTGTCCATCCAAAGGCATCAACATGATCCTGGGACATCCTCCCTGCAAAATAGGACTGGGCTTTTTTAGGGTCCAGTCCTGTGATCATGATGAATCTCTGCAGTGTTTTGAATTTGGATTTGATTGTGGTCTTTTGTTTTTCAATAGATTTCATTATCTGATATTTTTACAGATTTGATCTCCTGGTCCATGTGTTGATCAATGGTTCCATCTTTTGAATCTATAATGTTTTCCTGTTCCATTCCTTCCAGTGACTTCCTTCTCAATGTCAAATTCTCCAAAAAGTCATTGTTGTTGTGAAAATTTGGGTGATTATGATAGATGCTTTTCAGTTCAACAATGGATGTGGCCAAATGGATCACCACCAGAATATTTTGGAGATCCTTCTCCATTTCATCCAAGGCATCCTGGGTGATTTTATTTGGTTTTTTTGGGTCTGGTTTAGCCACCTTTTTTGATTTATCCTGTGGAGGATCCTGGATCACTGCCTGGAGTGGTTTGGTCTCTATGACATGGGCATCCTGCATGGTTGACATCTCCTCTTGGGTGTATGGCATCCCTCCCAGTTCATCAGAAAAACACAATCTGAATCCCTGTGCCATTGCCACCTTTTTGATCATGGTCAAAGGTTTGTCTTTCCAGAATTGATTGAGTGTCCCATCCTTTCTTTTTTGGGCATATTCACCAAACCATACTTCATGGACAAATGGTTGATCCCAATCCTTTCTGTAGATGGTGATGATTGCTTTCACATTTGAATTGGCCATGTCTTTTGGATTGATGAATCCTTCAGTGGTCACATTCCATCCTGATAGTCTGCCAGATCTCTCTGCCCTTTTGATGTAGGTTTCAAATCCTACTATGATGGAGAATTTGTCCAAGTATTTAATCGCATAGATTTCCCTCTTGAATGGGTTCAGTCCAAAGGCCTGGGAGATCTCAATGAAATGTGTCACCTCTGCCTTTGATAGGTTTTGGGCCAGGTTCATGGTCTCCAGATAGGTTTTAATTTTTTCTACATCAATGTTAGATGGTGTCTGTGTTGCAATGTTGTTCATGTTATAGAGATTTTAGAATTTGATAATTGTTTGTTTTTGATTTTTTAAGGAATTGGACAGAGAATTCCTCAATGTCCTGGATCACTTTTGGATCCCTCTGAATATTGACCCACTCAATCCATGCAGACATAGTATTAGGATAGTTATGATCTAAGGTCAATTGTTTTGCAAAGGACATTTGTTTTGCAAATGCAGGAGTATAATTGTCAGAAATCCTTTCTATCTCTTCCCTTTTGTTTTTCCTGCTAATAGTGTAGTCATGGATAAATTCCAAAAATGATTCTACCATCTCAATTGATGGATCTGGTCCACTCCATTTCACCCTTCCTTTCACTTTGGTGAGATAATTTTCGTTAATCAACCAAGTCATCATGTATCTGTTCACCTTCCAGATTTTTGCCTGTTTAAAATAAGAAAATGGATTGAGTTTTGAAATATGATGCAGAAATTGCAGATATTTTATAATTGTGGATTTTCTGGATTTAGGATTTGAATTCATGTTGTCTGTTTTTTATTATTTTGTATCTTTATATTCTTTTAAACAATTTTGGCATCCAATATGCTCCACTTCTTCAATTACAGACCAATTACTTGATAGTGCTGGTGTACCACATAAATTACCTGTTCCTGATTTGTAAATGTGTGATGTGTTGCTCCACACGTTACCTTTGTTTCCATAAATGGAATAACCTGATTTTAGTTCTTTTTTGTTCATGTTGTCTGTTTTTTATGATTTTGGAATGGTGATCTCAATAGATGTTTTTGATGTTTTTATAGGTGGGTAGAGTTCAATAATCTCACCTGTCTCATCATCCACCTGGGTGGTCTTTTTGGTCATGGACTTCAGTTGAGCCTCTATTGACTTAATCTCTTCCTTCAGTTCTGTGATTTTCTGGTTGTGGAGGACCCACAGAGATGTGTTGGAATAGTCATATTTGACCCCAGTCTCTTTTATTTTATAGGTTATCCCATTTCTTTTGACTCCCATCTTTGCCTCCAGACCATCTCTGTAAAGTTCATCCAGGGCCTTCTCTCTGATGTTGGCAATGGAATTCTCCAGGACCTGTGACATGAATTCAATCCTGCCCAAAAAGTCCAAGGGATGATGGTTGCCAGAGTCATATTCCTGGATGATTTTATCTGCCACCAGGTTGACTGAATCTTTGGTCAGTTCCACCTGGTTGTTGATGATTTCAATTAGTGTTTGTTCGTTTTTCATGTTGTCTGTTTTTTTTATTTTTTAGTTGTTTTTTTAAATGATAAATGAATCCAGGCAAAAATCATTGATGCCAAAGTGATCCAGAATAGAATGTCAATCTCCAGGACCACTCCCAGAATATTGAATGTTATCGCAATGACCAGGAATAAGATCCACAGGAATTCTGATTTTTTCATGTTTGAATTTATTAGTGTGTTGATAAATGAAAGTCTTAGTAATAAGATCCACATAAATTCCAATTTGTTCATGATGAGTTGTATTTTTGTGAGTCTGATTTTATGTTGTTACTGCCCTGGGTGGAAAATTCTATCTGGGGCAGTTCATGAAAAATCACTCTTCTTTTGGATTTTTTATCTGCTGAAGGATTTCGTGAACATCCAGGATGACATCTTTGAAGATCTCTCCCTCAATTTTGTTTAATCGTGAAAGGATGGTGGGTCCCCACATCTGAATCACATCCAGAGCCTGGGCCATCTGGGCAGACTTCTCCATGACTTTGATCACCTGGGAATAGTCCTCTATCTCTGACTCCAAAATTCCAATTTTTTTCCAGTTGTTCTTTGTTTCTCCCAAAGATCTAAAGATCTCCCACTTTGTTGAATCCATGTTGATCATCTTATATGTTCCCAACAAATTCATGTCATAATTAATCATCTGCAGAGACTGGGTGTCTTCCTGGATGTCTGACTCAATCGTCACCTCCACTGGAGTTCCACCTTCTGATTCCACATAGATGATGGGTTCATCCCCAATCATATTCAATAAGAGTCCACTGGACCCCAATCCAATAAAGTACTCACCATTCCAGATGATCTCACCTGCCTTGGAAATGATCTGGGTGACCTTCCCATCCTGGATGACTTCTGTGACTCTTTGAGGATAAATTTTTTTATAAGATGTGATGAGGAATTTGTAGGCATCCTCTGCAGTTCCTGTGAAATCACCAAGGATCCATTTTTCTGGAAGTTGTTGAAGTTGATAGGTGTAGATTTTGATTTGTGTCATGTTATTTTTTTAGAATGTAAATTGAATTACTAATTTTTTTGCACAATCATTCCCAATTGGAAAAAAGCCTTGTGAATCTTCAATGTCATCACCTGAATAAGAAACAATGTTTCCATTGGTTAATAGATGAAGGAATCTACATTTTGGGTAGTTCTTAATTCTTTTACCACAACAGATGCATGAATTTGAATCATCACCATATAGTTCAATATTTGTTTCATAGTTTACAGATTGAATATCCTGAAGTGGGATTTCAATAATTCTTTGAATGCTCATTTTTTTAGTTGTTGTTTGATGGATGCAAATATAGATCAGGGATTCAATTCTACAAATTTTATTGCAATTTTATTTTACTTTTTTTTGCAGATTATGGCAAAGTTATTGACATTCAGTGATTTTATTTTCACTAAATGTCAATCAAAAATCATTTGTAATGGGTCAATTTTTATCCTCTACATGGAGGATCTCCAAAATAGAGTGCCATGACATTAAAATAGTTAATCGGACAGGTCATATTCACAACATTCATGTAGGCCTCATTGCAAATGTTTTTGGTGTGATCAAAAATAAAGAAGACCTCATCTCCTGGATTGACCAACAGAGAATTGGGAATTCCCCAAGTCAAATCATAAATTATACCACCAATAGACACATGAATTACTGCCACAGGATCATTCAAAAGATTTGTGGCAGTTGCTACAAATTTCAAATAAACAGAGCATTCAGTTCCACGAGAAAACCATGAATCTGAAATCATAGAGGAATTCCCAACAGGTGCAGTGGTCACACCAAAATAAGGAGAATCTATGCCAAAGTCACCACAACAGGGGGGTGGGACAGGTTCTCCTCCTGGACCAAAAACATTTTCCCATGATGCCTTAGATCCACAACAGGCAGGTCTTTGGTTGACTTTCTCATATTTTGATCCAAGGTCTTTGACCACCTGGTTGATTGATTTTTTTGCCATGTTATTCCTCCCACAATAGTTTTGAGATAATTGTCAAAATCATGTGTGAAAGGACCACACATGGAATAAACCACCACAGGGACAAATCAAAGTGCCACCATGCAATAAAAAATGATGCCTGTGTCACCCATATATTTTGGCAAAAGGCACAAAGTCCCAGTGGGTTTGCTAAAAATCCCAATGGGTTTTTTGGATTGTCTCTCCAATACTTCTCAATCCATCTGATCCACCATCCAAAGATGTGACCTGGTTGGTAGGTAAATTGTAGAAAAAAAGACAGGAAGGATGATGTTGTGGCCACCAGTGCCACCATCATAAAACCATTTGACTTCATCTGAACAAAAATGCCCATGCAAAGTCCTATGACCATTCCAATGATCAACATCAAAATGGGCATAGTTGGAATGATGATCTCTTTGTCTTCTTTTTTTATAGACATGATGTGAGTGGTTGACAAATTCCTGGAATTCCTTTGGCCATAAACATACAGGCCCCATCAATCGTGACATGAGTGAAGTATGTTAGTGAGTAGGCTGCAGGGACCTGGATTTTGATCATGGTCTCCCCATTCTCATTGAAGACATAGGGGATCTGGATCTGATCACCCAGGTCAAAGGTGAAGGTCTGGGTGAGGAATCCTCCATTGGCCCAGATCTCAAATGTCACCTGTGTTCCATTGGGCCAGGGACTTTGAAATCCAAAATCAATATTCTCACATGACATAAAACATCCAAGGTCTTTTGAACAATTGCAATTCATGATTTTATTTTTTAAATTTTATCAAAAATAAGATTTTTCAAACGTCAGATCAAAGTCAACTGCAACAAAGATGAGATTTTTGTCAAATTGTTTTGGTTTTGGGACCTCATCTTTCATCACCTGAATGGAATCAATCTGACTCCTTCTGGGAATCATCTGGATGCCTTTGATGTCTGGTTGATCTGGAATCCTGCAGGACATGAGTCCCAATCTGATTCTCTCCTCCAGATTGTATGGATCCAGGCCTTTGCCACAGGCCACCAGTCTCAATTCATACCTGGTCAACATCCTTTTGTGATTACAGGTGAAATTTTTCCCATTTGCTGACTCCTCAAAAAAGATCTCCCCACCATCCCTGTGTCTGATATAGAAGTAGTCACTCTCTGTGTCAGAGATTCCTGCCCATTTGAATTCATTGGATGTGGGTGATGTCTGCATGAGGATTCTGCCCTCATCATCAATTCTGGCCAAAAAAATGGACTTATTAAATTCTGGGACATATCTGATGATCTCATTGCAGATCATCTCCAGGAAGTCATGGATTTGTGTGTTCATAGTTGTCAAATAAATTGTGAGAGTATCTTATCTATTTTTTCTGTGACCAGGTCATCAATATAAATTTGAATTGCAATCTCTTCCTTTTTTGTTGGTTCAAAAATCTCCATCTGTCCTCCACCCTTTTTTTTGCCCTGGATGATCTCATTGCCTATTGCCTTCTGGTAGTCTGTATCATTGTCAATTGCCAAAACCACTGAATCACCAGATTTGAGGACTTTGATGGATCCCATCAATGATCCAGTGAATGATAGGTCAACATATCCAGTCTGTAGTCCTCTGGGTGATTTTCTCTGTGCCCCTTTTGTCCCCTTCACTGGCCTTCCAATTTTTCTGATTCTGGCCCACTGGGATGAGTAGTCAGATGAGATCAACTTATCTTCTGAATTCAGACCCTTGTTGAATATCCTCTGTTTGTATCTGCCCTCCAGGTTTTTGGCTGCTGCCAGCAGGATGTCTCCCTTCTGTTCATTGAGAGAGATGGTGATATTCTTTAATAATTGTGCAGCCTGGTCAAATGTCATGTCATTTTTTTACTGATTGTATCAAATATCCAAGGGCAAAGATTGCCACAATGATGAATGCCAAAGTCCAATAGATCTCCTTCTTTTTTGCAAGGGTCTGAATTCTCTCAATGGTGGTCTCTGTTCTGATCTTCTCAATGGTGATGGTGTCTGCAGGACAGAGTGGTTCCACCCAGATTGAATCCCCAGGGAGTCTGACTATTTTTATCTGGACATCAGTTTTTTTGTCCAAAATAAAGATTGTGTCCATGTTCATCACAGACACAATGGTGTCAAATGATCTGATGGATGTGATGATAGTGGTGTCTATGAAAGTGGTCACCATATTGGTTGATCCTGGGAATCTCTCTGCACATCTCTGTGCAGAGATACAACCATTAACAACCATCATTTGGAATCCTATTGCCAGAAGGATCACTATTTTTTTGAGTCTCATTTTTGTAGACATCTATTTTTTTGTAGAATATCCCTGCAAAGTCCTTTTTTATAAGACCCAACAAAGACAAATTTTTTATGAGTGACACCAGGTTGACCATCACCAGTGGGACAAAGACTCCCTCATTCATCCAAGATAGAACAACCGATCCTTTTGACAAAGAGTTTGCAAAGGCCAACAAGGCAGTGTGGGACAATAGGGTCCACAGGATCCTCATTGACTTCCTGGTCTCAAAGGCATCCCTCTTCCACGCCAAATACATCCCACTGATGTGATCTGCTATGATCAACAAAATAAGGGCATAGAAGGAAACTGCAGGGTCATAGATCCAGTCCACCACAAATGAAGACATTGACCCAAGGGTGAATCCTCCCATTGTGAACATTAGTAGGAATTCATTTTTCAAATTCAAAGAGAGGACAGAATTCATTATCTCTTTGGCCTCACTCAGTGCATAGATTTTCATCTTTTTGGTTTTATTGGTCTAATTGGTTTTTGTGGGGATGCAGGTCTGGGTTTGGATCCTCCACAGGATCCACAGGCCATGTAAATGTTGAGATCTTTAATCATGATTTTTGTTTTTTGGTTTTTTTATGGTAGTCCCTGCACATATCTGGACTGATTGCAAGTGATACAACAATCATCCACCTTCTGCAACAGGGTGGGCAAAGATGCAATGAGAGTTTTCATGTGTTTTTCATACTGACTGGTGAATTCCTCCAATAAAAAAGCCCCCTTTTCTGAATCTAACAAGGTGATAGAATTCAGTCTATCTGTGGTCAGTGATTCCTTCACCACTTCAATTCCAGATTTGTAAAGTATAGGGAAGACCAGTTTGTGGGCAAGGATGCAACCAAGTTCATTCTGTGAACATTCTGCATTTGCCTGGACCATGAGTCCATAGGTTGTATTTGAATAGGATGATCCATTCCATCCAGTGGCCACAATGTATTGTGAATTTCTGGTGGTGCAGTTGCATCCAGGTTTGACTTTGGTGTTGTTGACATTGATAGCACTATCATCCATAGTCACATAGATGGAGGCAGATGAAGAGAGGAAGTCTGGGAAGATTTCTGCATCTCCATTGGCATCAGTAGTGAATGGCCAGGAATAGGTGTTGACTCCATCAATGATCTCCACAGAATGGGCAAAGTTTACCTGTTGGATTTTTATTTTGATGGAATTGACTCTGATTTTCAAAAGTCTGGATTGTTTAATTTTCAATTCCATGCCTCTGTCCAGTGCTGATGGAGGAAGATTGTTGGTTCCCCAATCACCTACCAGGATCTCATCCAGGATGGACTTCATTCTGAAGTAGGGCAGGGCATAGGTTGTCAAATCTGCCAGGACCAGACTGGTGGCAAAATAGATTTTGGATTTGAGAAATTCAAGTCCAGAGACATGGTCTGAATCCACTATGTCTGCAGCATATCGAAGATTCAATCCTTCCAGATCATTTATGTAGAATCCTGATTTTGGACTTTGGGTGAGACATCTCACTCCAATGAAGTCATTGAGACAATTTGGGAGCATAGTTAAATGGATCTATTTTGTAGATATTTTTATCAGATATTTTGACCAGGCATTTGTTGACCAGGTAGTCTGGGACCCAGAATGATGGGCAGGATTTATTGTCAAATTGATTGTGACCTGCAATGATCACATCTGGATTGTAGGATAGGACCTCTGCAATGATAGTTGACATTGTTGCATTTTGGGCATCTGTCAATGTATTTTTTGCAGTCTTTTTATCCTGTGCCAGTCCTCCAACATAACAGAGATGCCTGGAGATGGAATTCATTCCTGCCACCCCATTGGTGATCTCTTCACCATCAATCCATTTGTCGAAGTTGTGTTTGACAAATTTGTGTCTGGATCCATCCAAAAGGATGACATCTGAATATCCTACCTGTTTCCATCCTCTGCCCAATGGTTTTGGTGCAGTGTGCCACTTTCTTATAGTCTGTGGTGTCACTTGCCTCCCTTCTGGAGTGGCAGTGCAATGGATGATCAGATAGGTGAATATTTTACTCATGACTCTGGATCTTCAGTCAGTTCTGGAAATGGTGGGTTGAATGGTTCCTCCACCATTGGTGATGGTGATGGGATCTCCAATGTTCCACTGATCAAAAAAGTGTCATATTTTGGATTCTCACATTTTTCAACAATGATATTGGGATAGGTCTCTTTCAACCAATTGAACATTCCCTGAATCTCTTTGTTTTCTTTATACCTATAGGCATACTTATTAAAAAGTAGAACAACAGATTCACCATTGCAGAGTGTCTCTTTCCAGGATTCCTGGACTACAGAGATTGATTCATTTTCTGCCAGGGTAAAAAGTCCCATTTTTTTCCTTACCTCATTGAGTCCTTTTGTGTCTCTTCCCTGCAATGACCAGATGGGCCATGTGTCATCATCTACCTGTCCCACCAAAATGGTGATGTCATAGGATCTCCCTATTCCATAGTGAATGGCATCCACTGCAGCAATGACCACTGGGTTGATATTTTCAAGTTTTGGTTTTTCGTTTATCATGATTTTATTGTTTAAATTTTATCAAAAATAATAAAGGGACCCAAAGAATCAAATCCTGGGTCCCTTTAATATTTAAACGAGTTAGTCAGTGGACTACAAACCATCCAAATCCACCACCACTGGGCAGATCATTGTGATTGAGTTCCATGCCAGTGACCCATCAAGATAGGTTGACCCTGTGTTGTTGTCTTCAATCACCTCATCAATTTCAATAGTGAAATCATTGATGGGGCCATAGAAATAACCATCACAGGAATAATATCCCATTTTGTAATTTGATGACTGACTCTGGAATGTATTCCAAAAGTCATAAACTGCACAACCACCAGGTGTTGAATCTGTGTTGTAGTCCTGGAATGTGAGAGTCTTCTCACCACCAACCACTGATTCTGGTTGACATGATGCCACCCTTTTTTTGGTGAATGATCCTTTTGGTTTTTGACCCAAAATCAATCCAGAGAAGACTGCATTGTTTGCAGCGACTGCAGTGACCCAGGCAGACCGAAGAGTCCAGTCCCATGTTTCATCACATTTGATGAAGATTATTTGTTTTATCCCACCTGGTCTGGTAGTGATGCCACATCCTCCAGTGTATGATGCTGGTAGATCTGGGGCACATAATGTGTTGCATATTGCCATGATATTTTTCCTCCTTTTTTTTTATTAATTAATTAATTAACCTGGACAAACAATTCCTTGGTCAGTGCTGCAATCTTCAAAAGATAGAGTTCCATTGATGTCTGCATCTGCACATGATGAATTTTGTGGCACAAAGAATTGATTGTAATTCAAACTAAGTTCAACAAACCATTTTTCAGTGCAATCATCATAACTTGTTTTTAAGTCATAGACCAATCCAGTGAATGGATCAACAATGGTTCCATGCTCAAAAGAGTCATTTCTTTTTGCATAGTCACCCACATATTTGTTCCAGGTGATTAACTGAACAGATCCTGGCGCAATAGCAGCAAACATTGTGGATCCCCACAAAGTTGATGCAGATGGTGAATGATAGAAGTACGCATCACCAGTCATTCGTGATAGATCCATTCCACCAGAATTGCAACAGGCAATTTGTTGTGCCTTTGCAAATAGGTCAAAGTTTCCACCACCAACCAATAATGGTGTTCCCATGGCTCCCATCTCTTCATAGATGTGTTTCACATAGGCCCATGCCATTGGATTTGGTGATCCAGTTGATGTAAACAATGGGACGGGGTGAGCAGTGACTCCTGATGCATCAGATCCATAGTTCAATGCCTGTCCTGCCAAAAGTGCCTTCTCTAAAGAGACATTGATTGCATTCATTGCATTCATAATGTTCTGACCCACCCATAAATTGTCTGCCTCACATAATTTTCTCATCTCCATTTCATCAAATCCCATTTTGTATTTAAGGCAATTGAATGAAGAGATGATTGTCTCTTTTGGTGCAGGATTGATTTCTGGTGTGCAGTTCAACACACAATCATCCAATACAACATCATCACAGGCCTGGGCCACCCAGTTCACCTGTACTTGTCGAAATTTTCCATTAGTTGGGACTATTTGTGCCATCATCTGTGATCTGTTGATCTCGGACATGAGTGCATCAGTATACCCTACTTTTTGTCTTTTTAAAGAGGGAGAGTTCATCCCTGCAATATCATTAAGGTTGGCCTGTAGTTTACTACAAAGGCCTTGAGTGTATGCCATTTTTTTAGCAGTTTTTTAAGTTAGAATGTTAGTGAATTTTGAATTGGTTTGGGACCAAAAAAAAAACCCGAAAACAGAATCATTCTCCACCATTACTGGTTTTGATGATGCCATTTTTGGGTTGGCTGAATCCCCTGTTGTGATTTTTGGATCACATTCCACAGGTGGTCATTTTTGGTCTGACCAGGACCCAGGTTCCAAATATAGTAAAATTATTTACCAAATGTTCTCATCTGGGACATTTTATCAACATTTTCCTGTGCTGCCTTCAGACCTGGGAGATGGAATTTGGCCTCACCTCCCTCTGCCTGGAGAGTCTGTGTTCTCGCCCTGTTTGGTGTTGGATCTGGTGTTCCATTGGATTGTTTGATAACATTGAGATCTCTCAATTGTGTCTCCAGGATCTCCTCAAATGACATCACCTTTGTCCCATCCTGGTTGAGTGGGTTCAGTCCTGCCTTTGTTTTGACTATGAAAGATCCATCATCATTCATGTCAATATCATAAAAGGAATTCAGATGACTCTGGATGGCAGGATAAACCACCTCTGGTTTCACAATCAATGATTTTGATCCAAGGATGGATTTGATGGCAATGTCTTTTTTGTAACTTTTTAGGACATCTTTGGCCTCCTGTTCCTTTTGTGGAATGACTTCCTCCATTAATTTTTTATTTTCCCTGGTCAGTTCCATGACTTTTGTCTGGAGTTCATCTGAAGTGGAAGATGATGTGGTCTTTGATTTATCCTGGGCCAGTGCCAGGATCTCCTCAAACTTTTTGTCTTTGATCTCTTCTGAAGTCAATCCAAATGTCTTTTTGATTTTGTGTTCCATTTTGGAGAGTTCTGTCCCTTTGATCTCATCTTTGATGGGTTGAATGAATTCTGGATCATTTGATAGGACTTCCTTCCATGAGTCCTTCCAGGATTTTGCCAATTCATCGACTTGGATGTCTTCATCACTGGATAGTTTGATAATCATGTCAGATTTGACACCAATTTTTTTGAGGAATGTTTCAAAGTTTTTCATCTTCTGTTGTGTTTTGAGTTGTTGTTTCTGTTGATTCTGGTTGTTTTTTGAATTTGCCTTTGATAGGTGTGTTCTGGATTATAGGTGGAGGAGTCTCCAGGATTTCCAGGTTGATCCATTTTTTTTGTTTTTTGAGGATGTTCACTGCAATATGAGTCATCTTACAGACTTTCCCATTTTTTGTGTTCATCACACTAACATACTGATTGAATGTTGTCATAGTTTTTTTTAAGTTTATAGTTTAAATATTTTCTGCCTGTTCTTGTATTCCCTCCCACATATCAGGTGGGACCTGGACCCAAAACCATTCTGATCCTTCTGGATTGATAAATGGATTGTCAATCTCTGCCTGAAGGATGATTTTGTAGATGTTCACCAGTGACTCCATGTCACCAATCTGGACTGCCTGTTCTGTCAATTCAGACAGGGATTGAATTTGCTCTATTCTCATTTTGTTTCTATTATGGTATCAAGTTTAATTCCTATTGACTGGGCATAGTCCTCAAACCAGGCAAAGACTTTGGGATGATTTGTTTTAAGTCCCTTTCTGTCATAGGTATAAAAGGTATATGCCTCTGTGAAAAATTCCATTTTGTTGCTCTCACCATATTCTGTTGGAGAATCTTTGAGGGTCAATTGATATTTTCTCATGAATTCTTGCATATTATATCCACTCAATAAGACATCTGGATCTTTATCAAATTGAATGAGATGACCACTCTCATGGGTGATGGTGGGTGCAATGTTTCTCACTCCCCTATTTGCCACTCCTGCAGAAGACATGGACCACCA